CCGGTGGGTTTAGCTGTGCCCGTCCCAGTGGACGTTACAGTCTTAGGAAGGGTTGTTCCAGCAGTCCCAGCAGTCCCAGCAGTCCCAGCAGTCCCAGCAGTCCCAGTAGTCCCAGCAGTCCCAGTAGTCCCTGTAGTCTTTGCGGTAGTTCCGGTTGTAGCAACTCCGGGGGATACCTTGGAAGTCAGGGTAGGAACCTTTGACACGGTGTTTGCCGCAGTCGTTTTCCCGGCGGTAGTTCCTGCCGTGGTTCCGGTGACCTTGCCTGCCGTAGTGCCTGCCGTTTTACCTGCAGTGGTGCCTGCGACCTTACCAGCGGTGGCCGATGTCAGACTCTTGGGAAGGGCAGATGTAGCCTTTGCGGAGGTCGGTGTGTTTTTAAGCGCAGAGGTAAGAGTTTGACCAGAGTTGCCTGCCGTTTTACCTGCCGATTGACCAGAGTTTCTTACGGTTTGACCAGAGTTGCCTATTGTTTGACCAGAGTTGCCTAGACCCGTTGCTCGGCCTTGCGAGCTATATGTGTCTGCGTAGTCACCCATTGGGTTAAAGCCCTGATCAGCCATTGGGCCGTACCCGCTAGTTCCAGCAAGTTGGCGAATGGCGGAAGTGACGGGGGTCTCTCCACGCAATGCAGCGGCACGGTCACCGCCTCGGGTGTCTTGGTAACGTTCAAAACGAGGACGTTGTATTGTTGACCTGCGCTTTTCAAGAATTGCCATAATTTACCCCGATTTCTTTAGGAGAGTAGTCAAACCAGAGATTGATGCAAGCGGAGTGAGCTTGCTTACATCTACCTTCTTGGGGACTATTTTAGTGACTGGTGTGAGCTTGGAAACATCAGCGACCTTGGGTGCCACTGATTGTTGGACAGCAGACAACTTGCTGCCCGTCAAAGTCTTGGTCGCAGATGGCATGGCAGCAAGCTTTGGAACCGGGGCTGCTTTTTGAGTAGCGCCACCAATAATACTTTGGGTTGCTTTGTTTAGTAGACTTTTCCCTGTCGCGCTTTTAAGACCACTGGATATTATCGAGCCGATGGAGTTAGCATTGCTTGCAACCGTATTGTCTGCATTAGTGGTGGCTGCGTTTGAAGCCGTGGTCAACCCACCAACCGGGGTGCTTGCAGATGTAGCGGCAGTTCCTGCTGTAGTCAATCCACCAACCGGGGTCTGAACCACGGCCTCTGTTACAGCAGCAGGGGTCTCTACTACGGCAGGAGTTTCTACGACAGGGGCTTCTACGGCAGCAGGGGGTGCTACAACGGTAGGGGTCTCTACAACATTCTGACTTGTATCAATGTTCTGCGCTACATTGTTTGCAGCAACCGCATTCAAGCCGCCAACCACCTCGCTCGGGGTAGTGTTTAACGCATTCAACCCGCCCACCACCTCGCTTGGGGTGGTATCCACTGTATTGACGAGGTCACTTACATCAGTTGCTGCGCCTAATTCTGTTGTGGCTTGGTTATTTAAGCTGGTTGTGTCTGAAGCGGCTTTTTGGGTAGCGTTGGCTTTGCTTGCAACATTACCCGGCTCGTACTGGTTGAAGGCATCAGTTAACTGTTGTAGCTCTGTTGCGTCTACATTTGGCCCGAAACGATCACTCCAATATTTCAGACCTCCGGGGTCAGGCTCGTGCCCAACAATATCCCGGTAATGCTGTGCAACTGCATCAGCCGACGCTGTATTTGATGGAGTAAATATATTGTCTGAAGAGGTGTTAGCAGTGGTTGCTGTGGTGTCACCAGCCCCGGCTGTCGTGTCGTTACTTGTGCCTTCAGTGGTATCACCGGCAGTATCCTGAACGATATCAAGGGCGCGGGTCGGGTCAGCGTAAGCTGCTGCAATGTTAGTTACATCGGAAGTTTTGCCTGTTGTTTCTGTGATGTAGTTTGCGGCGGCTTGTGTGCCTGCCGAAATTGCTGCATTGATGGCGGCATCATTAACATTTTTACCTGTCAAGGACGCAGTGATAGCTGCTTGGGCTACGTTTTGAAGCCCCTTGGGAACCGAGTCACCAAGACCTCCAGAAACGCCATTGACCGCCGCACCTACTGCTGCATTGACCAATCCAGCGGTTGGGTCTTGGCCAGTTATCGTTGATTTTGCAACACTGGCAACACCTTTGCTTATTCCGGTTTTTACAGCGTTTGGCAGATCAACGTCTTTCAATGCGCCATTTACAGAACTAGCTACGGAACCTCCCACAAAGTCCAACCCACAAGATAGGGCCGCGCTCTCAAGTGCTTTGCCCACATCCCCGCCATTAGTAGCGGTTTGAATAATTGTGTTCCCTACTACCGATGCAACGTAAGGATTGCTTATTCCAAGGGCGGAACCAATGCTCGCTCCGGGCGCAGCAAGGAAGCTAGATGCAGTAAGACCCGTTGTAGCACCAGTGCTTGCAACACCACCGGCAACCCCTAGTTCGCCAGCGGCGAGGCCAGTAGTAGTAGCAGCACCACCACCCAAGCCTCCCAAAATACCGCCTAACGCAGAAAAACCATAAAACGCAGCAGCACCTACTAGTGCTATTTTTGCTATGTCTTCTACAGCACTACCAAAACTTTCCCAAAAATCTTTTGCTTTTTGAGGAACGTAAGAACTAGTTCTGTTACCGGCTAAATCAAACATTGAGCCAATGTTTTCATTGTGCTTGACAGCATAGCCAGTTAAAGTTTGTTCAGTACCCTCACCTTGTCCAAGGGATGTATATTGAATTTGCGGTTCAACATCAGAGACCGCAATACCCAGAGATGTTGCAATCTTTTCTCTGGCTTTGTTGGAAGTCTCTAAATTTTCTCTTGCAACATCTGTTGCTGTTTTTGTATTGGGATCGGGTGGCGAATATCTTTCTACATCCCCACCAGCCTCAAAGCGTTGAATAGTCATAATGGTTATAGGTTTGTTGGTTGGTTAATCGCACCAACCAAAGCAGCCGCCCAGTCTTGCCAATTTTGATAATTGTACGGGCCGGGGATACCTTCGTTTGTGAATACGTCAATAGCCTTCAAACCAGCGCCCCATTCCTTCCAGTCAGTTGTTGCATTAGGTACAGCCAACTGTTGCCCTGCATATGCCTCGCACATCAACGACGCCCATGACTCAAACGTGTGAAAGCGCGGGTCGTAGACAAGTGCCAACATTACACTGGTCTCACATCACCGATGCTTGCGCTCAATATGACTTTGCCAAGCTGGTAGTTTCCGCCCTGCACATTGCTTGTGAAGATCAAACGGATTTCCCGCCTTTGTTCTCGCATATCAATTTTGCCAGTATCTGGGTCAAAATAATAGGGGGCCGACGTTACATCAGCCGATTGAGCATATGGCCTGCCAGTTACTTGGAAGCTCATACCCCCGGTTTGAATGAAGTCAGGCTCCACCCGTTCCAAATTGAGGGCTACGTTGTCGCCGACCAAAGATGCCTGCGACGGGCCACCAGCCACCCAGCCGAGGTCAGATGTCTGGAATGAGCTTTCAATGGCGTTAGAAATGGTTCCAATAACCTCGTCGGTTCCAATCTCATGCTGCCACAGGGTGGCCTTACCAGCCTGCGTGTTGAAAGTTGCGATAACTGTGTCAGAGGTTGTGGCTGCAGCACTTAACGTCACATCAAAGTACCCGGCAGTAGCACTTGGCACAATGGTTGTGATGGTCGTGTTAGCAGGGATGTTGCTGGCAATGACCACCTGACCGACTGCTATCAAATTAATAACAGGAACCTTGATCACGGTGCTTGAAGCTGTGATGATGGTTGAAGAGAATATGACCGACTGCTCACTCAGGGTGGCACCGGCATTGATGGGGTAATGGAACACCTGAGAGAAGTACCCAGCCGTGCGTCTGGCTCCAATAGCGCCACCAGCGTCATACCAGCAGTCTTCTCGGATGTTGTAGATGATTGCATCATTGCACTCAGTAGACGTACCGGACGGGAAGAACCACCAGATTTCCCCAAAACGAGGAACCTTCTGCGCCCACACCTTCTGGCTCTGGGCGTAGTTCAGATTGTCAAAAAAGTAGTTCTGGTTGAAGTTGTTCTTCAGTTCTTTGACCACGCCGTTGTACACCAAGAATCGATCAACGCCAACCCAGTAGTAGATGCCGTCGTACTCGATGACGCATTGGCTGGAAAGAATGGAGGACTGGCTGGTGATGATGTCATACCGCCAATAGAACGTGCTGGCCGTAGCGCCAACAGTAATGGTAGTTGGGGTGTAGGACACACGGATCAACGAATCAAGCGCCCAGAACAAACCAGAGGGGGCGTTTGATCCACCGCGAACTGGCAAACCCTTAACAATCTTGGTCGAGGCTACGTTGGTCTCGTTGGAGTCTGCACCGTTCCAGTTGTAGGGGTCTCCAGCTACAGAGTTCTTGATTAGCCCATTGTCTCCGTAGACAAAGACGTAAGGGTGCAAAACAACCACCCCGCCAGCAACAGAGATGGTGTCTCCACTGGGTGTTGGGCCATTGGTGTCCCGTAACGGCTGGAGTACTGTGCCATCAATTGGCCCAGCCAAAACAGGGGTTGCTGTTGTTTGGTCAATTTGAGCAAGGTTCTGACCGGGATGCGCTAACAACAATTGATCCCCAGTACCTTGTGAGTCATAAGAAGAATCAAATTGCCAAAGGTTTAGGTCGCTAGAAGTAAAACCATTGTTGATCGTTGCAACCTTGATAGAGAATCCGCTACCCGTTCCACCGATGCTTGCGGCGGTGGCGCTCAATGTATTGCCTGTGGCGTAGCCGTTGCCAGCCGCCGTCAAGGTTACGCTGGTCACCGTAGCACCAGAAACCACGATGGTGGCCTTTGCGCCCGTCCCAGAGCCTCCGGTGAGGCTTACCCCTGCGTAGGTGCCATTGGTGTACACGGAGCCGCCTACGAGCGTGTTAAGCGTCAGGATGAAGCCGTTGAACGTGAACTGGTTCACCCCGCCGCCAATTCCGAGGTTGTCTACGTTAATGACTTCAACACCTGAACTGTAGCCGTTGAATACTTGATTCACGCCATCGGCTGAATTTACAAAAATGCCACGGGAGTAACCTGTGGCTGTTTGTGTGATGGCGCGGTAGCCATTTATTTTGCGTGGCCTGCCTCGTTGGAAGCGAACCCACAAACCATCGGTGTAAAAGTTCATGTCAAAGACAGTGCCGTCCCGCTGCACTCCGGGCTGGGTGTCAATTGCAAAAACTTTTTTGGTCATGGGAACACTCCGCCAGACACACCACCAGTGAAGTTGCCCGTACCAACAATGGCGAGACCAGATGCAGACAGCGTTGACCGCAACACACCAAGGATCGCTATATTGAATTCCCCCGAGGCAGCGCGGTACACACCTGTTGTGGTCTCAGACGAGAAGTTCAAAGATGGGGAGCCGACAGAGCCATTGTTCAAACTGATGGTTGAGGAGCCAGCAAGGATGGTGTTGGCGTTGTACAGGTTCACAGAATCGCACACCAGCGTTGCTTGGCTACCTGCCGTCAAAACTGCCGTAGCGCCAGACCCGGTAGAGATTGTTACCGTGTAGGCATTGGACGTTTCATTCAGGATGTAGTACACCTGAACCGTTGAAGGAACAATAATGGTTACGTTGCCAGTCAAAGCGCCGGTGTACTTTTGAATGACGTTAGAAGCCTCTGAAGCGGTCAGGGTGTATGACCCGCTTAATACGGCCTTAGACAGTTGAGTGAACGCAAACTGCGTAGACTTTCCAAGGCCCACCGTATAGAACTGGGTGCCACTGCAAACAATGATGCAGGAATCTGTCGGCTGCAAGGCAATGGACGCAGAGCCATTGATTAAGTCACCGCTTGTCCCCGTGACCGTCAAAGCGCCCGTACCGCTGTTCCGCAAGAACATGAACCAGTTGTCGCCAAGCGTAGACGCAAGGGTCATGGTCAGCGTTCCTGCACCGCCAGTCCACACATAGGTGCTAGATCGGTCAGCGGCAACAGCCGTAAAGCCGGTGGAGAACGTTGTAACTGGCTGGCTTTGGTTCAGAGTCTGACCAATTGCAAGCAGGCCGTACCCAGCAAGGGTGGCCGCATCAGCGCCAGAAGAACCGATACCAAAGGCAATGATGCCCCAAGTGCCTGCGGTGGTGGCGTTGGTTGTGATGTAGATGTACTGCGATTGACCAGCAGCAACCGTGACAATTGTGTTTGCGCCAGTGAAGTCTTTGACCAGCAAACTGACAGAGCCGACGTTGCGGATTAGTGCATCTTGGCCTACCGAAGCCTGATTAGCAGGAGGCATCCACAATTCGTTTGCGGTGGAGGCGGTAGACACCTCCATGATCCGGGCGGCAGAGTCGTTAGCAATTGAGCCGTTGATCGGCCAAGTCAATTGCAAGTCTGTCGTCAGCGTGATGCGGCTGTACGATACGTCGGTTGGCTGGACGACGTTGCCAGTGAAGGGGCTGTTGTAGCTCATTATGTATCCAATACTGTGGCCTGACGATCACCGATGCGTTGGGTGTCCTCTGTTTTCAGGGTCTGCATGATCAGGTCGTAATTTTGCTGCCACATAGGCATACGCTCGTCGTTTTTGAGGAACGGCATAGATTGCAACAGTGATCCATACAGCAAGGCTTGCGGGGCGTAGGTGGTAAACCAGTTCGTTTGGTTGGAGGAGTCAAGTGGCTGGATGCGCTCGTAGTATAAAACCTCAAAGCTATAAGCTACATCAGGTGTTGGGGCTACAAGCCAGTGCGTGTAGTCGTAGTCACCGTAGTAGGCTGGAACCCCCTTGGACGTAGCATCGGGCCAGTATTCCCGCAGATATTCATACTTGCGAAGCAAGACTGGCTGGCTCTCGCCGTCCACCGTGACGTTCATGGACACCGTCTTGTGCCACCGGGCTGGCTTGTCAATAATTGATTGCCCAACCACCATTGTGCTGGTGTTGACCGTCAGGTTACCCAAAAACTTAATTTGGCTGGCAATGATCTGCTCGGCCAACATAATGAACAGCGGAATCTTTTCAAGCGTCGCCGTATCCGTCCTGTTGAGATAGGACTGGATGTTCTCCACGAGGGAGTCATACGTCATTACGGCTGCGACTGTCATTTTGTTCTCCGTTATCCGACGTTAAATTGTTAAGACAGAAACAGGGCGCGTTCGTCATTGCGGCGTTTGACTAGCCCCGGTAGGATTTTACCCCCGCCCCGTGTAAACTTCAAGAACTCGTCTGCCGCTTCCACCTCGCCCCGAAGAACCTTCTGACGGAGGGTGCTACGCTGTACGCCTCCCAGACCAAGGTTAAAAGCAAAGCTGACAAGAGCATCGAACTGACCTTGGGCCAGCACCATAGGAAAAAGTTTGGCGATGCCAGCCTCAAATCGCTGGAGATCAGCACTAAGGATTCCATCTACTTCGGCTCCTGAAAATACGCGGTTATCTTCCGCTTTAAGCGGGAAAGCGTCTCTTTGATCCAGAGGAAGACGACCTTGATCGGGGTATAAAACATGACCAACTCCTACAGTCCAAAGTTTTGCGGGGCAACGGTAAGGCTTTAGCCGCACACCCTCATGGTGCTTTATAAGTTCTTTGCACCGCTGCGAAACTTTCACTCCTTGCCGCCTTTAAACGCTCTGCCCCCGAAATGAAAACTGATGATTGACGCGAATATGATCTGGGTGTCGGCGTCCCACAGCTTGGTCAACAAAACATCAAATGCCACCCCGTGGTTCCAAGCGTAAACAAACCCACCAATTTCAACAAAGGCAAACAGCAAGAAGAAGCCGTAGGTCAGCAAAGGGCGTACACCGGCCCGGAGATTCACCATCCATTGACTGGCACCCTGACCTATGGCAATGTCGTGGGCGTATAGTGCAGCGCGTTCTGATGCCTCTGCTTCAATGGCTTGGCCCTCTACCCTAATCTCTTCCACCCGCTGTTGAGCCTCAAAGCCAGCCTTACGAAGCTCCAGTTCACGCTCAGTCTGGAGCTTTGCCATCGTGAGTTCGTGGCTTTTGTCCGCACGATCTTGAAAGAACCCAAGCAGCTTGGGCAGACCACCAGCCAAGAAACTAATCAACGTGGAAAATAGGGTTAGCATGGTCAGCCTTTTAGGTCAAAACTCAGATTTGCGTGGCGAGGATATTGCACAATACGTTCACCCTCCGGGCATTTGTATTTGATTGTTGCCAGCAGTGTGGCTGTGCCGGGTGCAATCTTCTCTTTTCTCACCATCGTGAGTTGGTATGTAAACGTGTCAATCTCTGGGCCTGCTGGGCCACTGAACTTACTTGCGGTGCTAGTCGCCTCATGCACCATACCCGCAGCATCACGGACGCTTGGCGTAAAACTCTCGACTGAACAGTCATCCCGCTTTTTGACTCGGGCAACGGTGACGTTAATAGGCTGTCCTGCCGTTGCGGTGATTTTAAAATGTTCTGGGTGCCACTCAAGAATGGCGCGGTCAAACCAACCAAACTTATCAGCAAGCGTGTAACCGCCGCCGATGGCTGCAATACTGGCTGCGACTGCTCCGATGGTTTTGGTTACGTCGATCATAGCTACCCCTTGCTGAACCAATGACTTAGGTAACCAACGATAGAGGAAACGGCAGAAATAAGTGCCATACCGACCCAGAGACCGCCACGGCCCCTGTTAGCAAGAGCCAACAACTCTTCCATGCCAGCCTCTAGCTTGTCCACCTTTTTGTCAAGGTCTTGGACTTTTTGCCAGAGTACACCATACTTTACTGGATCAATTTCCCCGCTCATATCAATCTCCGAAAGTTGGCTCATCGGGAGTCACCGGGGGTTTTGCAGCCTCTTGAATGGATTGGATCATCTGGAACACCTCTTGGTAGGGGCGGGTTCCAAGGTAGCCAAGGACTTGGTTTACCAACTCAACTGGTAGCTTGATGTTCATGGTGCGTCCGGCCAAGTAATAGTCCAAGGAAACCCTGCTTGTGCAGTAATATCGCGCAGTGCTTGGCGGTAGGTTGCCCATGCAAAGTCTTGGGGCAGGTTGCTCTCCAGTGCTTTGATGACTCGCCAGTCGCATTCTTTTAGTTTGTCATCCCGGCTGGTGCGTACAGACTTGGCTTGCTCTGCGTCCTTGCTGGCCTTGTACGCAGCCTCTTGCTCGGCAGCAGTCTTAGCTGGCTCGGTTTCAGTTGCTGCTGTGTCGGTGAAGGTAGGCCCAGCGATGTACTTGGTGTACCACTTGCCGTCGAGTTGCTCTACTCCGCTACGCTGGCTGTACTGGTAAGGCGGTGTGGTTGTGGCTTGTGGGCCTTCCAGCACGATGTCGCCACCGTATTGGTTGATGAACTCTTCGGTCAGCGGTGTACCAAAAACGGCACCCTGCGTCTGGGCGTAGGTGCGGAACTCGTTGTCAAATACAACTGAGCCTGATTCTCTGATTCGGATTTCCATGATGAGTCCCTATGCAATAGCCAAGAAAATGTAGCTGCCAGCGTTGACATTGATTGCTGCCAAAATGGTTGAGTTCAGCGCAAAGCCTGTTGATACTGTAGTCACTGAGCCAAGCGTAGCCGTTTCAGCCGCCGTGTCGTTCAAAAGCAAGTACGGGTCTGTCAATGTAGTCATCCCACGGGCCGTGTCGTAGACGTACCAGTCACCAGTAGCGTCAGTGCGTTTGATGAGTACGAACCTAGCCCCGCCTGTGAAGCCGCAGTTAATGGTCTGGGTTGTGCCGTTGCCTGTGTAAGTTCCTACTTTGCTAACGCCGGGGCAAGAGGCAAAGAGATAATCAACATAAGTACCCCCGCTAGTGTTGTAATTAAAAACACCCGCATTAAAA